AGAAAAAATATGGTTTTATAGCCCAAGAAATAAAACAAATAGCAGATCAATATACCGAAAACTATGGAGGATGGGATTTGGATGAGGAAAGTCAAATTCAATCAATTTCTTACGAACAGTTAATATCACCTTTAGTTAAGGCTGTTCAAGAACTTTCTGCAAAAGTTGATCAATTAGAATCTCGTCTGATATAATCATAGACTATGAATGATCAAAATATAGATGTAAATTTAATAATTCAGTCCTTTCAGGAAAGAATATCTCAACTAATTACAGAAGTTGTAGTAAAAGAAGCTACCATTAAGCAGCTTTTGTCTCAAACACAGAGAACTCAACCACAATTAGATGATTTTGAAACACCAACAGAAACAGCAAAGAAAGTAAAGTAATGGCAAAAGAATCAGTATTACCAGAAGAACTAGCAGACCAGGCAGCAGAAGCTGTTGTAGCAGAAAAAGAATTGAACATTTCAATTAAGATTACAAATTCTAACCTTTCCTACAAGAGTGATTTTTCGGAACCCGAAACAGTATTTTGGCTTGAGGCTATCAAGGACATTATTCTTAAGAAGACTTTCCAAGACGCTGAAACACAAAGCTGAATTTAAATAGATATAAACTGTACTATACAGTATTATCTTTAGAATTTGGAGTTAAATAGCTCATGGCATTACGTCAATACTTGCCCTTTCAAAGATCAGAGATATCTGAGTTTGATTTTGAATCAGCTCAATTATCTCCAGATAAGATAGGATCGCTTAGCAAAACAATGAGAGTCGCAGCCCTAGCTTTGGGCTATCGTGGCGTTAATTACTATTATACTGGAAGGACCAACTTTGAGCCTTCTCCATATAATTTTGATAGAATAATACAAGCTGTTGATACAGACTCTTATGTTAAGCAAGCCATGGCAAAATATAAAGACCTTTTTTGGAAAGAAGGTTGGCAAATTGTTGGAGAGAATCCAGAAGCTGTAGCATATTTATATCAAAGAATAGACTACATGGAGATGGCAATGAGAAGGCCATTTTTAGATTTTCTTATCGATTTGTCTGATCAACTTTTTAAGTTTGCTAATGTATTTATAGTTAAGGCCAGAGCTGATTTGACGGAATATTTTCCAAGAGGTCTTGAGCCAATAAATGCCCAACAGCCTGTTGTTGGTTATTATTTAATTCCTACAGAACAAGCAAGAATTCTAAGAGACAAACACAACAGACCAAAATCCTATCTGCAGAGAACAAACCCTCTTACATATGCTCCTACAGATAGAGATCCAAAGTGGCCAGCTGAAAGTGTAATTCATCTTTTCTTTGACAGAAAACCAGGTAGGGCATTTGGTACTCCATTTTTGGCTAACGTTTTAGATGACGTTGTTGCTCTTCGTCAGCTTGAAGAAGATATACAAAATCTTGTTCACAGAGAACTATTTCCGTTGTACAAATATAGAATTGGTACAGCAGATCAACCAGCTGAACCAGAAGAAATAGACCAAGCTGCAGTAGAAATTGAGAATCTAAGAGCAGAAGGTGGTCTCATACTTCCTTTTAGGCATGATGTCGAGGTTATAGGATCAAATAATGCCGCACTTGATGCATCTAATTATTTAAATCATTTTAAAGAAAGAGTTGCAATAGGTTTGGGTGTTGCACCGCATCACCTTGGCATGAGCATGAGTGGTGGTAACAGATCAGCTTCTGAAAGACTCGATACTGCCTTGTATGACAAGATTAAGCATTATCAAAAGCAATTTGCCGAGATGGTTAGAGTAAATATTTTTAATGAACTTTTGTTTGAAGGCGGTTTTGATCCACTGGTAAATCCAATGGATGATTCAATGTCCGACAGATGCTATTTTAAGTTCAATGAAATTGACGTAGATACTCAAGTAAAGAAAGAAACACATATAATACAAAAATATGTAAACTCTTTGATAACTCTTGAGGAAGCAAGAATGAAGATGGGCGAAGATCCTCAAGTTGATAAAGAAGATTTGTTTATGGCAGCTCAAGGTCAGGTTCAAATTGATATCGGTGCAGCTCAAACAAAAAACCAAGCAAAATTACAAACAGCTAAAGATGTTGTGAAAAGTGGAGATAAACAAACACCGGCTCCAGCAGGACAAAGAAATCTTCCTTCAAATAGAAGAGGTGCAGGTAATGTTATGAGACCTCAAAATCAACAGGGTCGTAGAACGTCTCCCGATATTAAAAGATCAGATCCTAATTGGATAGGTGTGGTTGAAAATTTGTTGGAAGAACAGTATAATGTATTAATAGCAGACGAAGAAAGTGTAAATAAGGAAGAAAATGTCAATTAAAATAGTTTCAGAAGTATCAAAACAATATCTTTTAGAAGAAGACGCAGTAGAAGGTTTTAAATTAGCTGTCCAAAATGGTCAGACTCGTTTGGCGCTTCAAGTTTTGGTAGACGTAATTGATGGAATGATGGAAATTTTTGATTACGCAATGGAAGAAGTTTCAGAAGAAGAAGTTGCAGCTGAAGAGGTTCCAGTAAAAGTAGAAGTTGTAGAAGCTGCAGAAAAAATTGAAGATAAAAAACCAGCTCCTAAAAAAGTTGTAGAAACAAAAGAAGACACTAAACAAAACGCAGAATAATGAAATTAATTATTGGATGTCCAATCTACAAAAGAGATTGGATACTGCCCTTGTGGTTTGCAGCGATTGAAAGACAATCTGTTCCTTTGAACAAGATTGGTTTTATATTTGAAACTTCTCCAGACGATGAACAAACAGTAAATCTACTAAGAACTTGGAGAAAAAACCATCCTGAGGTCCCTCTTTTCGAAATGAGAGAAAGAAACGACATACCTCATTATGAACATGATGAGAACTCAAGACAATGGACAATTTCTAAATATGAAAACATGGTCAATCTTAGAAATTCAATTCTTGCAAGAGTTAGAGAAATTCAACCAGACTATTATTTAAGTCTTGATTCAGATATCATTCTAAAAAATCCTAATACTTTAGAATTATTAATGGCACATATTGACAACGGAGCAGATGCCGTAAGTCCCTTGATGTTTATGACCCCTTTTGATACTGAGTTTCCAAGCGTAATGACTTGGATAGACAAAAAAGAATTTAAAGCAAGAAGAACTAAAGATTATCCTTTAGGTACTTATTTTAAATCAGATATTATAATGGCAGCAAAAATGATGTCAAAAGAAGTTTATAATAATGTTGACTACGAAATTCATTCACAGGGTGAAGATCTTGGTTGGTCAAAAAATGCAACTTTAAAAGGGTATTCGCTATACTCAGCTAGTTATATCTATGCTGCTCACATAATGCACCAGAATCTTTTAGTCCAGTTTATGAGACAGGGCGATGAAAGAGAACTTATTACAATTTGAAAACTATATAAAAACATGATATCTTTATATAAAATTGTTTAATGTTATAAAAGTAAATTACTATATATTTCAGGCAATTGAATTATGCGCATACGGAGAACTTAATGAGTTTCGATTTTGTAGAAAATTTTACAGTTAAGCTTCCAGATTTTTCAAAAATGGACTTTTCTTTTAAGGAATCATCTGATTCCAATCAGGGCCTTATTATTGAGGTTGCAGCAATCCATGAAGGCTTAACACGGAAACTACAATAACTATTCAGCTGTTGAGCTAGAAAAAGCTTTACAGTCTTGGGTTGAGCCATACCCAAAGCCAATTATATTAAATCATGATCTAAACTCTGAGCCAATTGGTAGAGTTATGGCAGCAAAAATGGACAAAGAAGAAGATGGTTCATCTTTTGTTAGATTGCAAGTAGCAATTACAGATCCAGTAGCAATCCAAAAAGTATTGGATAAAAGATATTTAACCGGTTCAGTTGGCGGTAGGGCCGGAAAAGCAGTCTGTTCTATTAGTGGTGATGACCTAGCCAATCTTGATGAGAGTGGCAAACCAAAACTTGCAAGATACAAGAGAGGCCAAGTTTACAAGGGTAAACTAGCTTTTATAGACATGCAGGATATTTCCTTTAAAGAGTATTCATTTGTTAACCAGCCAGCAGACTCTAAATCAAGTGTTAGAACTGTTAATTCACCAAATTCTAATTCAGTAGCAACATCCGATTCTGAATGGGTCGCAAGAAGTTCTGCCTTTGTTCTACATATGGATAAAGAAGACATTGTTTCTGTAGAAGAAAATGAATCTATTCTTACCAACTTAAAGAGTAAAGAATCAAGACCACTTTATCTGCACCTCAAGGGTGCCTTCTTGTCTGCTATGGCAATACAAGAAAGTGAAAATTACAATAATAACAATGATTCATTACTATCTAACGAGAATGATAATAATGACGCCCATGAGGAGAATCTCACTATGAATGAAAACGTCAAAGACGAAGATATCTTGGCTACAGTAGAAGAATTAAGTCAAGATCTTTCTACACTTTCAGCGCCTAAAGTAGAAGAGTCTACTGATCCAGAGACTGGCGATGAAGAAACAGAAGAGACCGAAGAAGTAGAAGAGTCACAAAACGAAGTAGCAGAAGCAGATGGCGCATCCGTTGCAGCTGCACTTCAAAAAGTTCTTAATGACACTCTAGTTTTTTATTTTGCTGCACACAGGGCACACTGGAATGTCGAGGGCGAAGACTTTACTCAGTATCATCAGTTGTTCTCGATGATTTATGAAGATGCAATTGGCTCAGTTGACGACATTGCTGAGAATATCAGAAAGTGCCAAGCATTCCCATCAAATCTCACTGAGGTTGTAATGAATGCATCCTTTAAAGATGATTGTGATTGCCAGGATTGGGCCGGCATGGCACAAATGCTTTTGGAGAAGAACAACGCAGTTAATGCAAGTGTTCTTGCTGCCTTTACTGCAGCAACTTCTGCAAATGAACAGGGCATTGCAAACTTCATGGCAGAACGTGACGACAAACACAAGAAGTGGGCATGGCAACTTCGCTCTTCTCTAAAGATGGAAGTTGAAGAGCCTGCAAATGAGTCTTGGAAAATTATAGGATCTGATGCAATAGCAGAAGCAGCAGAAGAACTTACTGAAGAAGTAGTTGATTCAGCTAAAACTGAAGTAGCAGAAGAAAATCAAGTAAATGAAGAATCAGAAACAAAACTCACTGACGAAAAAGTTGTCTCTGAGCAAGATGTTGACGATGCCACTAAGAAACTTCAGGAACTTGAAGAAGAAAACAGAAAACTCAAGAGCGTAATGCACAGAACTCTTGTTGAGAGAGTTGTGGATACAAAGATTGCAGCTGGAATTGAGTCTCACGAACTTAGAGAAGAATTGATTGAAGAGCACTTAAATCGTAGTGCAACTTCACTAGCTGATTCACTAAGAGATCTTGCAAAGCTTCCAATGGTTAAAACAACCAAGAACGCAATGCCAGAGATTAATTCTGAGGTTACTGTTGTTGAGGGTGAAGACAATGTCATCACCTTAGATAAGCAGGAAGATCAGGTTAAAGAAGATGAAGGCAAAACTCCAGAGCAACTATTTGTAGATGCTCTAATGGGTCGTCGCAAACTTTAATAAATAACTAAGGAGAAACTTAAATGAGTTTAGCAAAATTTCGTAAGGTAGGCACTAAGACTGGTTCGGGTCGCTTTGTAGTCTCTGAGGGTATTGCCCCAGCAGCTTACTTGCTCCCAAACAAGGGTCTTCCTACCTGGTATAAAGATACAGAGGATGATCGTTTCGAGATCGTAATTCCAAAAGGAACCATTTTGTCAGTTGTTGCTGGTTCAAATGGTGACGCAACAGTAGTACCAGCCAATGGTACCGCATCATCAGTTACTTGGGGCGATGCAGCTCCATCAAGCTGGGATCCACTAAATGGCGCAACACCAGCATATTCTTCAGGTGCAACCGATACAGTCGCAGTTGCAGCTAGATCAATTCCAATCGGTGTTGCACAGTATGACCTTTACCGTCCATTTGACAAGGGCACCTCACAGGGTGCAGGCTTCATTACCCACGGTTACGTAGAGTATCCAATGGTTACCGGAGTTAACGCTGACGTTACCGTAGGTAGCGTTGTCCGTGCAGATCACATGGGTCGCCCAGTAAAGGCAGCTGCTTCTGAGTTCCTCGCAAGCAGCAACGTCTATTCTTACCTCCAGGTTGGTAAGGTCATAGAGGTAGAACAGTTTGCAACCAACTTTGATGATGGTCTGCTTTCTTACATGCAACTTCCTTCAGACCCAGGTGCACTGAAGACAGTATTTGAACTTACCCGTTCAGGTACCTACTCAGG